TGGTGGTTCTTGTGAAATTACTTAATTAATAATACCTATAAATATAAAAAGGGGACCTCATTTGAGATCCCCTTTTTTGGTTACAGGAACTTTGGGTATGGTGCCCAGTTTTTTTGTTCCTTATTTCATGAGTTCTAATAGCTTAGCTACTCTATCTTTCTCGTACTTAAGCTTTGCAATTTCAGCTTTGCTCAAACCTAAGCTATCTAACTTTCTAATTTGCTCATCTTTATTTAACGCTTTATATTTAGCTGTTCTTACAGCTTTCTTATCTACTTTTATTTTACCACCTTTGTTTTTGTATATTATTAAATCAATCTTTTGTTTCTCTGTTTTAGCATTCTTTATAGTATACTCTCCGTAACCTAAACCTTTCAACATTTTTATTTGCTGTTCAGCGGTTAGCTTTTTAATAGTATCGTAGTCAGTAGATCCTTTAGCTGCCTTGTAAACTTCTAAAGCTTTGTTTTTCTTAACTTGCTTTACCTGTTCTGGAGTTAATTCAGGTTGTTTACCTTTTTCTTTAAGCTGCCACTCTGGCCAACCAGCTAGCATAGCTATTCTCTGCCACATATCGTTATCCTCATTTAAAGCTCCTTCTATATTTTTCATTTTATAAAACAATCTATCAATAGGTATGTTAGCTGTAGCTGAAATCACTTTTGCAAAAGCTTCGTATGCTGGGTTGTCTAAGGCAAATCCTTTTTCAAATATCTTTTCTCTTCTTTTCTTGCTATCAAAATGCCATGCAGCTTGTTTAAGTTTAGATATTTTAGAACTTATAGGTGGAGAAAACTGCATTAGTTTCCAGACTGCATCTACATATTCAGGTCTCTTTCTACCTGACCTTTCGTATATATCTAGTAAGAAGTTTTTAGCTGTAGAAACAGCAACACCTCCTATACCTAAGCCCCTAAGTTGAGAATCTAATATACCGTTTATAGTTCTTTCGTACTTTTTATTTTTAACTTCGTCATCTTCTTCATCTCCAAATCCTAAAGCAAATACAGCTTGTTGTAACGCATTGAATATTATATTTTGTACAAAACCATAGTATATTATTTTACTAACATTAGATTTAGCATCACCTCTACCATTGATTAAATCTTGAATAGCTCTTTTTTGTATTCTAACGTACTGCATAGGTGTATTACCAAAAGCAAGTATTAGCCTACCTAAATCACTAGACTGCTGAGCTGATATTCTACTAGGATCTGAAGATTGTTGAGACTCTTCAGATATTTGTCTCCACTCTATAAGAGCTTGAGCTTCAGCTTGAGATTCTGTCATGCCGCTATTTTTCACTAAATCTTTTATTCTATTTCTGTAAAACGTAGCTCCACCCGCAGCTATAGCAAAGCTATCAGCGTATTGAGTTGGCAAATAACCTTTTTGTAGTATATAGTTTAAAACAGCTTTAGCTTTATTCTTACTTGTAGCAGCAGCATCTGCTATTTCACTCTCTTGTATATTAAGTTTTAAACCGTTACGTCTATCCTTTAAGTAATCAGAGTTTATTAATTTAGCGAAGTCTTTCCAATATTGTTTTTGATTAGCAAATGCGGCGCCTGCTTGTAATGGATTGTTGAAACTCCAGTTTATATAGTTAATAGAAGATATAGTTTGAAGAACTGCTGATCTAGTGTTGAAGAACATTATAGTTCCTATAGATCCATTAACATAATCTAACATTTGATTGCTTAGCCTATTACCAGTATCAAGTCTATTTCTTCCAGACTTCATTCTTTTAAGCATACCTTCTAAAGCCTCTCTATACTTTGTACCATACAAAGCTTCTAGCTTGTTTAAGTTTTTCTCACTATAAATAGCATCAACGTTTTGTTGCCACTCAGCTAAATACTTAGATCTTTTTTCTGTGTTAATTAAATCTATTAAGTCTGTAGTTATAGTCCCTACTTGCCAGTCTGGTTTAGGTTTTATATATCCATCTCCTTTTGTTATAGTTAATATTTGCTCTGCAAACATTTTTAATTTAGGATTATTTTCTACTACGTTTTTAAGTTCTTGTAAATCTGTTTTAGAAAGACCAGGAACACTATGACCCATAAGATCATATAGGTAAACTCTAACAGCTTGTTCGTTGGTTAGTCCAGTTTCGTTTTTCTTTCTAAGATCTTTAGGAACATCTAATGATTTTTTAAGTGTTTTAAAATCGTTCATTAAATTCAACCTAGCTGCAGATAAATTTTCTTGAGCTTTAGTATAAGGATCTATTAAGTGTTTCTTATACCAAGCCATTTGTTTATCTCCTTTAATTCCTTTTGTTAACGTTGGATATATTAAACCTAAGAAATCTTCTGCTGAATAAGGAACAAAAAACTTAAACTTACCCTTGTTAGCTCCAACAGTTTTAGCTTTAACAGGTGAATATTCTTTATAAAATTCTACACCTGTAGTTTCCTCTAGCAATTTGTTAAAGTCAATGCTCATTTGCTCAGAGCTTTTGATTTTAGCTTGCTGCACTTTGGACTTAACATCCAATTGAGACATTGCTAGTTTAACCGCTGCTACGTTTTGCATGGCGTCATCAGCGAAGTAAAAGTCGTTATAACCTTCCGCTGCTTTACCAACAAGCCACTCTGCTTTTGCTTCACCAGTAGAATTACCTAAACCAATTATATTCTCTTTCTTAAACTCTAAACCTTCTGCTTTTAAAAATTCATATATAGCTTCTTGTGCTTGAGGTGCTCTGGCAGTAAGTACAAATAAGTCTTCGTTACCTCTAGCCTTTTTTATTGTTTGAGCTACATCAAACAAGGGACCACGACCACCTTCAGTTACATTATTGAAATCTGAAAAGTCCATGTTCCAACCTTCTTCTTTTAAATCTAAACCTTGCTTAGCAAACTCTTCGGCATTTAGTCTTATAGTCTTACCATCTTTAGTAGCTATAACTATGTTATTGCTAGTTGCTAGCGTATCATCAAAATCAAATACCCTAATCTTTTTTATAGGTTGGTCTAATGAATTAGCGTTATTTAAAGCCTTATCTAAAGTAGAAGCTTTATTCAAAAGAGTTTCCATATCCATATTACTATTAGAACTAGACACTTCTGAATTTTTAATTTCTACCTCGTTATTTCTTGTCGCTTGCTCTTGATAAAATTGTAGTGGTGGTACTCCAGCTTTTTGATCTTTAACATATAGCTTAAGCATGTCTTGAGCTGCTTTGGTATCTGTCTGTTTGCTAGCTAAATCAAATATTAACTGCTGCGTTAAAGCTATCACATTTGGGTCTTTCATTTGATCTTTAGTGAGAATATCTTGTAGTTTATATTTTTCAGCTACAGATTCACCGAGTACGAAAGTTTCAAAAGGATTGAAACCAGAGCTACCATCATTAGCGTTTATTTGTGCATTAACATCAGGGTGAAAATAACGAACTTCAAATGGCATTGCTTTAGATAAGTCTCCAGTTCTTAAAGCTTCATACCAGCTATCCCAAAACATATCAGGCATTTTACTTTGAAAGCCTGGCGCTTTTAACATACCATCTTGGCTTTTACTTATATAAAGTTGTAAGAAATTATCCTTTATTAATTTTATAGCTAAGTCTGTATCTAAGCTATTATCTGTAATAACTGTTAAAACAAAGTCAGCTAAATCAGCTTGAGGTATAACATGTTCTTTAACTTTCTTTCCGTCTTGTAAATAAACAGAGGTGTTACCACTAGGAAAAGCAGCGACTCTAAACATGTGTGAACTGTTTTGGCTTGCTGTACGTAGTATACCTGCTATCATTTGAACAACCTCTGGTTTGTTGTTTGATCTTTTGTAAATTTTATCAAACTCTGATATTATCAAACCTAAACCCTTGTAGTTGTTTTCTCTTTCATTTTTATAAGTTTCATCTTTGTAATAACCATCAATGTTCTCATCAATAGCTTTCCAAGCTTTACCTAATGTAGTAAAAGTTTGAACAACAGCATCCATTTGAGTTTCGCTTAGTGGATATGTTCTGTCAGACCTGTTAGAATATTTTTTTATTATAGTTTCTAATTGACTTTTGTTGAGGTCTTCTAAGTTTATCTTTACTTCATTGTTTAATACTTCTCCATTATATTCTTTAGATATAACATCAGCTTCTTTTTCATTTTTAAAAGGTACATATATTGAATCTATATCTCCTTGTCTACCTAATGTTAATAGTAATTGAACACCTAGTCTATCTTCAGCATTTAGGTTTTGGCCTTTAGCTAAACCTTTATCTATGTTTGCAAAAGTTCCAGAACCTACAGTTCCAGCAATGAATGGGTAGTATTTTTGAAGTAATCTTTTAAACGTTCTAATATCCTGTACATTCGGATCACCTTTACTATTATACCCAATTAGATAATTTACACCTAAGTTTTCAACAAACTTTTTAGAGTAAACAGCACTAAACTTTATATTAGGATCAACCTGCATTTTCCTACTTATCTCAGCTATTTCGTTAGCTGTCTTACCAGCTTTTTTAGCTGCTGATGGAGAAGCATCTCTACCTAATTGATCAGTAATTCCTTCAGCTACTGCTGTTTTTCTATTTCCTCTTAGTCCGCTTCTAACTTCTTTACCTGTTTTTTTACTTGTTATTTTTAGCGGTGGTAATAGAAAATCTATAAGATCCTGCGGTTTGAAATCTTTAAACTCGTAAAGATTAACACCTTGTTTTGTGTTTTCTACATATACTTTATCATTGTCTAAAGCTTTATCTATGTCAGCTTGTTTAGTAAGTCTTACAGGAGGTTTTGTAAATATTCTATTCTCAGGTTTTACTTGACTTTCTAATCTAACAAACCATTGTATAGGTAAAAGATCTTTCATTACCGGTGCCATTTTCTTAACGGTAAACTCGTACATCTTGTTATTACCTAAAGCTTTTTTAACTTTATCTGTCATCTTACCTCTGAACAAATCAGTAACTACAGATTTAAAATCTTTTTCACTAATAGGTGGAAGTTCACTTTCGTAAATCTCTACAGCAGCTGTCTCAAACTCTTCTTTTAATTCTTTGTTTATTACTTCAGGAAAATCTTTTGGTATTTTAGACTTAGGTGTTACTCTCGCCTTCTTATCTTCAACTGTATCATTGTTAGTATTAGGTGAGGTTAATTGTCTTGCTTCATCCGAGTCAATACTTTTTGTTGTTTTATTTTTATCTGCCTCTTTTGCTAATGACTTTTTAGAATCCATTTTACCAAAGTTGGTATTAGCAAATATAAATTCTCCAAAACCTTCTACACCAACAGTGGATCCATCAGCCCTTTTAGCTTCAGGATCAAAGTTAGCTAACCTATCCCTTACAGACTGTATAGCACCTGGATATTCTCCACCTTTAGATTTACTTTTAACATAATTACTTATTACCCCGTCTTTGTTTATAGGTAATCCTAATTCTCTTCCTTCATTAAAATCGAAAGTCTGATAATAAAGAGGATTAAATTTTCTAGGATCTCTAGTAAAGTTTTCAAAGTCTTCTTTTGTTTTTATATCTTTAGGTATTAAGCTATTTATTTCTTCTAAAACTGTTAACTTATCTGAAGATTTTACATCGCTAGCTGCTATAGCAACGTCATTACCTACTTCTGTATTAATATCTATAACTTTAGTATCACCAGGCATCGTATCAACTATCTCTGCTACTCTACTACTATAAGTTCCTATGTTTATACTACCTTCATTTAACGATTGAGCTAAGCTTATGAAATATTGTACTACATCATTTTGTCCTCTAAAAGGTATACTAAAATCGCCGTCGCTCGCGCTGTCTAAACCTTTGTTAAGTAAAAAACCAAGTAACGCAGGCATGTTACCTTTTTTGTTTAACTTTATTTTTTTGTTACCTACGTTTTCAACGAAAGAAGCTATAACTTCTTCATAGTCCCACTTACCATCTTTAATAATACCTGAGTTACTCTCAACTATAACTCTCCAAAGTTTAGGATCTAAGTTTTCCATGTATGAAACTATCTGTTCACCAAAAGCTTTAAATTTTTCTGGAGACTTTCTAATTAGTTCAGCTGAAGAAGAGTGAGATGTTTCATGACCACCAGTGTTAAACCTTTGGTTCTTTAACATATTAGGTTTGTATATTAAGAAGTTTTCAGTGCCAGTTCCTAAGTCACCGTAAAACAAACCATTCTTGCTCCCTTTTTCTAGTTTTTCTATTTGTTGATCTACAAGATCTTTATCTAAACCAGATTCAATAAGTATTTCTTTAGCTTGATCTACATCTTCTGCTACTCTTAAATCAGGGTTAGCGGCTATGTCTTTTGCTATTTGTTCGTTAACTTTATCTAAATCATACAGATCGTTAGCTTTATCTATTATGTCTTGCTGTGATACTTTTTTCTTTTCGGACAATGCATCAGTTGCTTTCTGAATGTAAGAGTTATATTCTTGCTTTGCTTTAGAATTAAATACAGATGCTCCTTTCAAAGCGTAGAAAGCGTTTCCAAAATATTTTTTAGACGTATAAAAGTTTTTATCTTTCTGAAGTTGGAGAAACTCTGTATTTATTTTATCTAGTAATTGTGTTTTTTCTTGAGAAGAAAAAGAGTTGTCATTATTTACTTTAGTTGCCTGAGCTTTTAAGTCGCTCATTCTAGCTAATACCATCGCAAAGTTAGCATTACCCTCTCCTTGAATACCTACATTTTTATACAACGCATCTATCTGATCAAACGTGTTTGATAACTCAACGTTTATATCTTCTATAGCTTTATTATTGTCAGCTAATTTTAAGTTTAAGTTTTTAACTAAAACAGGATCTATAGTTCTTCTAAGATAATGGTTATTTATCTGCTCTTTTATTCTCTTATTCTCAAGTTGTAGTTCGTTTTTATCAAACGATAGTTTGTCCATTTCGTTCTTTTGCCTAGCACCTATAAAATTTTTAGTAGTTAAAGCGTAATAAACTGGAGATATAGTAGCTACTGGACCCGATGACAATATACTAGTAGCAGCTATCTCACTTAAACCCTCTGTATAATGTCTACCATTTAAAACGTTTTGTACAACACCGTTAACCACTTCAAAGCTAGCATCTACCGTTTGATCTGCTATTATTGAAGGCGCTTGTTGCTTTAGATATTGCATAGCACCCTCTGCATATTTAGTAGTTGCGTTACCGCCAACACTTTTCACTAAACTCTTACCTTTGTTTAATATTTTCCAAGTAGGTAAAGTTGCAAATGTAGATTCTGAAACACCACTTAATACTGATCTCCAAAGTATACCAAATTCATTATAACTTCTTTCACCACTTATAACTTGGTTTCTCATATCAATATCTGTTTGACCAGCAGACATCGCTCCCATAGCTACCATTGGTATAGTTGCGCTACCGCCACTAAAAAGCATTACAGCAAATTGAGGCATCTGCGTACCCGTCATGTGCCAAAACCAACTACCAAACTCACCAGCTGTTTTGAATTCTCCAAATTTTGGAGGTGGTGCGTATGGTGAGTTCATTTTATTTTGCCAACCTTTCCAAGTCATCATGGCCTGAGTCAATGGATCTTCTTTTATCACACCAGAACCGCTTAGAGCGCTCATAGTCCAACCGTAAGGTGTTAAATACTTATAAGCACCGTAAGCTATATCTGTAACAACGTTAGCAACAGAGAACGCGAAGTTTTGCGTGTTAGATTGTAGATCGCTATAGTTTAATTTATAAACTTCCCACTGTGTGTTTACATCTTCTATATCATCTATTAACTTTATCTGTGTTTCACCATTCTTTTTATAAGCTAAGTTTAAGTTTAACAAATTGTCTGCTTCAGCTTTCTGCCCATCAGTAAATCTTTTTGGAACAATAACTTTAGCTAATTCACCGCTACCATCTTTATAATTTGTTGTAACTTCTACCAACTCTTCACCTGGTCTTATTGGAACGTTATAACCTGGCACGTTTAAAACAGAGCTCATCATGTCAATATAGTTTGTACTAGCTATATTCATTTGATGTGTTAAATTTCTCTCTGTGTTTTTAGCATTATATAAAGCTTTCTTTTGGTTCTGCTTTAGTTTCATGCTAGTTAATATAAACGTTCCTTGAACCTTTCTTTCTTCACTCTCCCACCTGTCAACCTCAACATAGTTTTCAAAAGCTCTTTTACTTTCTTCAAAAAGTCTTTGCTCTACAACTGTTTCGTTTATAGCTTTTTTATTTATAAACTCAGTAAAGCTAGCACCACCATTAGCCTCACTCCATTCTTGAGTATTAAAAACTTTTTTAACTCCTTCTTTTTTGTCAAAGTAAATAAACATAGCTTCTTCGCTATCTATAGAAAACTCTTCAGCAGCTTCGTAACCTTGTATATTTCTGTATTGTGACTTTTTAGATTTAGTACCTTTAGCTTTGTCGTAGTCACCTGTTAACTTATCTGCCTGACCAAACCCACCTTTTTCAACAACGGCTGTATATGTAGGCATTGTAGAGTATTCTATTTCTCCAGTAATACCTAAGTCGTTTTCTTGTATATAACTGTTGAAAGCTACTTGCTGAGCAGCCCTAAGCTCTTCTCTATTTAATTCTTTTCTATCTTCTTTTGGTATGTAAGCCACAGATCCAGAGTAGCTAGGATCGTAAGCCGGTATAACAACATTAGCAAACTCAAACATGTTAACAGAAAAGTCACCAGTCTTATCGTCATAGCTTGTAGCATATTCTTTTATTATTTCTGGCTTTTTCCACTGAACATTTAAACCACCTTCATTAGATGGTGTAAGCTCAGCTTCTTTAATTAGATCTCCTATCTTTTTAAAGTTTTCCTCAAATTGATTTACAGTGTTTACGTCAGAGTGTGCAGCTAAAAAATTATTAAAAACCTTTAAATTGTGCCTAGCATATCTTCTACCTTCAGCATCGTCGCTGTAGTCGACATCTACTACTATAGTGTCATCAGATCCTTTGTGTGTTATCCTAATTTGATCTCTTCCAAAGTAACCTTCTTCCTCCAACTCGAAACCCTCTGGCATAACTTGTTCTAAGGCTGATATTACTTGACCTTCACCTTGGTTTATAAACAAATCGGTAGTTATGTTGTTGTTAAAATAATCTAATCTATCATCTTTAGTTACGTAGCTAGGTTCAACTACTTGACCATTAGAAATAACTTCGTACTCAGGTAGTAGGTTTAGGTTGTATACATCATCATCAGGTTCTATTATTTTATTAACCTTTTGTAGATAACCATTTCTTTTTGTCTGATTCCAAGCGGCTACATAGTCGTCTATACTATCGTATTTAGGTTGAGCATATATAGAATTTTTATACTTCTTTTTAATTTCAGCATTAGATAAACCTTTGTTTTCAGGTAAAGTTTTAAACTGATCTATCGACAAGTCAGGTCTGTCTACCCACGTATCTCTTATGTGTTTAGCATCCATTATAGAAACTAAATTTCCATTTCTATCATATTGGAAATAAGTTTCATGATCTAAATCTACCTCGTATTGCTTATCCTCTAATATTTTTTTATTTAACTGTGCATGAGCTTTTTTATTTTCTTCCTCAGCTAGATGATTGTAAGCGTCTATTCTACTATTTACAGATTCATATTTTTTATCTATAGCAGTCATGTCGTCCTTGTACTCTTTTAGAGCTTTGTTAAATAACTCCTGCTCTTCGCTAGACATTTCATAGTACAACTCCCCTTTGTCGTTTTTTCTTTGATACTTTTCTAAACCTTCTGGAAAATACAGCTTTAAATTATCTTTGTATTTATTATCAGCAGCCTCTACATCAGATTTAACAGCATCGTTTATATTCTTCATAGTGACGCCGAAGTCTTCTTTAAATTCTTTTTTTAGAATTTTAGTTGTTTTCGGATCCTCAACTTCTTCGGCTTCTTCTTGATTATCTACTTGAACACTAGCATCGACAGGTGTAGAACTTAAACCTAAATTTGTAGATTGAGATGCTACGCCGTTTGTCTCCACACCCGCATCTTGTGTTGTGGCGGCTTTTTTCTTTTTTTCGTCTTCATCCTCTACAATTTGAAAATCACTAGGTAATTCTAACTCACCTTTAGGTTCTACAATTTCGAACTCGTTAGGTAACTCAAGCTTTTGTTCTTTCATACTTATTATTTTCTTGCTGTTCTTTTTACTTTAACTCCATTGGATAATATTACAGTATCACCTACTTTCGCATTTTTTAACAACTGTTCGTCTTGATCAACGTTAGATGTGGTTATAAATTGGCCACTTAACCTAGAAGAACCTTGGTTATAAAAATCATCCTTACCATCTTGCCTGTTTTTGTCATACTCAGCTTTCTCACCTGGTTTATATTCTTCTCCTTTAGGGTTATACGTGTTTGGATCGTTTTTAGCTTTGTTTGTAGTTTTATTTATAATAGATACCCTCTGTAAATCTGTAGCGTTATCTTCTAAAGATTTAGTAGCTAAAAACTCTATCATAGGTTTTTTAAATTTTTCGTAATATTCTTTATATTCCTTTGTATCTCCCACCGGTACGGGAGAAGAAGGATATTCACCCTTATACATATTACCAAACTGTACATTTGCTGTTGTTTTAGTAGGCATCATATCTTCCCATATACTTTCTCCATACTTAGAAATCATACCTTCAAACATACCACTGGTTAATATAGGTTCACCATTGCTATCTAGAACTGGAGAACCATTTATAACTAAAGGTATACCTTTCATACTGTTTATTAAAGCTATTTCTTTATCTGCAGCTATTTCTCTTTGAGCTGTTTTAGGATCTAAAGGTGGTTCACCAGCAGCTGCTCTTCTTTTGTTTTCATCTATAAAAGATTGAGGTATATTTGTGTAAGAATCAGTATAAGCACCTTGATTATTTTTCATAAAGCTATCATACGCGTTGGTTAATTCTTTAGAAATATCCGGAACTAACTTTATATATGGGTTGTTTTCATTTAACAATGCTTTATGAAATTCACCTAAATTTAAAACTGGACAATTACCACCGTTGTTTTTACAAGCTTCGTCGGATAAGTCTGTAAGTATTATATTAGTGCCATCGTGATCTATATCTATGTGTTTACCTAGATCACCACCTCTTCTTATTTTATCTATTATATTTAACTGAGGAGGCAATGCTCCAGTAACACTTAAAGTTCCAGCAGCTCCAGGTCCTTTTTCTGCATATATAGTCATTGCTTGTTCTATAACTTTAGAAGCTGCCATTATGTCTGTTATACCTTGAGCATACTGATCAACCATACCTTCTATTTTTAATAGTTCAGCATTAGCTAAATTGGGGTTTTTAGCTTCGCCTCTATCTAAAACTCCTGATATTTCATTATGCTTTTGAACTAACCTGTTCATTAAGTCATTACTTTTTAAATCAAAGTCATCGTACGGCGTACCAAAAGAAGCAACCTGGTCGTTTAGTTTTTTACTTCTAGCTAGTGACTCTTTTGAAAACTCATGCATGCCGAGCTTTTTTCTCAACAGTCCAAGAGATATATCAAGACCAGCTTGCAAAGCAACGTTAGTGTTTCTAGCTTTGTTCTGCTCTCTCATCATATTTTCCCTATGTATCTCTCTGTTTTCAGGCCTAGCAGTTTCTGGAACTTGTATTGTGTTTATATCTTTAGGTCTTTCGTAGCTCATAATTTTTTATTTTAACCTGTATAGGAAGGATCATTTTGTAGTTGTGTTAGCATTGTCTGAGCTTGAAGCTCTGCATTTCTAGCTTGATCTAATTGATTTGAAGTTCTATTTATATCAGCCATTTGTCTACCTTCGATAGTTTTAAATTTAAACTTCTCGCCTTCTGCTTGTAATCTCTGAACAGCGTCAGCGCCTTGAGCTGCACTTTTAGCATTAGCAACCTCTTGTTTTTCTATGTTAGCCGCTATACCTTTCTTACTTCTAAGAGCTGCCTGAGCTAAAGCAGTAGCACCACCTGCACTTTGACCAGTAGCTGCCATAGTGTCTAAAGTATTTGCTAAAGCTATATCAGCTTCTTCAGCTTGCATTTCAGCTGCTTGAGTAGCTACAGGTAGATTAGCAAACTGATTAGTCATATTTTCATACGGATTAATAGCCGCTTGTCTATTTTTTACAAGGTAGTCTAGCTGTTGCTGTTTTATATTTGCCCTATCCGCAAACTTATCAGTAATGCCCTGCATTCTTGTAATCATTGCTTGCTGCGATTCGTTAAAGGCTTCTTCGCTTTTTCCTCCCATTTTATATTCTTTTTATTAGTTGTTCATAACCAGTGTCACCTGTTAAAAAACCTATTTCTTTTAAGTTATTATTAAAGCTTTTTATATTTCCCCAAAAAAACAAAAACTTGCCACCATCTTTTTTCCATTCTTCTTCACAAGCTTTTATTAACTCTTTTAGTATTAAGTTTCTATTATCTTCTCTATAATTTTTATCAGAAACAACCCATTGTATAGCAGCGCTATTTGAGTTAGTTTTAAACATAAATATAGCAGAAACAGGTTTACCACCACACTCAGCTATAAAACCTGTTTTAGGTAGTATATCATGATCTACTATAGATCCATTCCACTCATACCACCACTTGTCTAAGTGTTCGAAGTCTTTGTCTTCTAGACTTCTTACTTGTATTTCCATTTAATTTAATTTAATTGTTAAAATCCAGATGTTGGTATAAAATCTGTGCCGGCTGACCATAATTCTTTTATACCACCTGGATCAGTAGTTGAATCTGTTTTTATCTTAACAGTTGCAAAATAACCTTTTATACCCGTAACAACAGGACCAAACCTAACTTCACCAGGTCTAACAACAGAGTCAGATATTATGTTAGCTACATACTTGTTTTCTTTTCTATTAAAACCAGCTCTTAATGGTTGACCAGTTAAAGCATCATAATATAATCCCTCTTCGTAACTTTTAACAGGTTTTATAGTGTCATCAAACTCCTGCCAAGAACCAGCTACACTTGTCATACCTTCTTTTCCAGAAGTAAAACCTTCAACCTCCCAACCGCTTCCACCTTCGTAGCTTATAGTTGTAAAATTTTTCACTGTTGAAGGAGCTTGATTAAAAACAAACGTTATACTAGAGTCATAAACATCATTGTAAAATTTAGTTCTATAAGGATTTTCCTCTTCGTAGTGTTGCCAAAGGTTTTTAGTTTCTGTAGTATAAAACTTATTCAATATACTAAACATAAAGTCAGGTTTGTAGCTCATGAAAGAAACCCAACCATTTATTTTTTCATCAAAAACTAACGTATAAAAGTCTTTTCTATTTTCTTCTACACCTTGTATATCTTTTATTTTGTTAGGGTATTTTTGTAATGAAACAACATATTGCTTATTGTGTATGTCCCAGCCACCTATTACCTCGGACTTGTAACTAACTCTAAAATCGCACGATGTGTTATCAAATATTTTACTAGTTGTAGGTTTATTAAACCATAGTCTAGTAGATCCGCTTTCTAATTCTTCTATAAGAGTTATAACAATGTTATCTTCAGGAGATATAAACCCGTCAACAACTAACTTCATACCAACTTGTATAGTTGTTTTACCACTGAAATCAAATTCACCTAACAATGAACCTGCTGCTATATCTGCTTGCGCAATACCTGATACAGAAACATAACTGTCTTCATCCATTAGTGCTAGGTTATCTCTAAACCAGTCTAACATACCATAATTACTTATCTCTGTTAAACCATCATTAGAAAGTCTCATTATAGCATTTCTATTTCTGTCTGAAAAATACTTCCTATAGTTATATATTGCAAATGATTCTGGATTTTTACTTATTCCGTAATCACCAGTATATGGAACAAACTGACCTATAACAGCGTTGCCCGCTTGAGTTTGAGTACCACTTTCGGTTGTATATATAACATCTTTATCTATAAGTGCTCTATGTATTCTATTTTCTTGGAACACTATTAAGTTTGTATCTTCAGCATGAGTTAACTGTATCGATCCATGAGATGGATCTAGAGACTTAGTTATATCTGTTCCAACTGAGAAAACATTTGTTTGATTTATACCTGTTCTAGAGTTATAAATACCTGAGTATATTAACGTGTTTATTCTCTTTTGCTGTAAAGGTTCTGGCTCATCTAAATATGCTCTAACACCTTGACCAGTAGAAGGGTTGTTGAAACCACCTCTTATTCTACCTTCTTCTAAATACCAATTGTCAGCTGTTTGTGCAAATTTCTTTCCATAAAAAACCTTTGGACCTATAGCAGCATAAGTTATTGGTAAAAATTCTCTAACATCCTCGTTATCTGCATCATCACCACAATTACCATCGTTACCAATTATATATAATAATCTTCTAAAATCTTCTGATGGTCCTATTTCTATTTTTGCACCATACATTTTATTACCGTTGCCATCATCGTAGATTTCTTCAAGATATTTTTTATCAAATCTTGTTATTTCTCTTACACCATCTTCGTCCCACTCGCATTGCTCTATAGCTATATAAACAGCGCAAGGATTTCCATCTTGATTTACTCCTAAGCCACTAGTTTGAAGTTCAAAAGTTTGTGCATTTAAACTTCCAGAGTTTCTACTTTCTATTCTTTTTCTAATTTTTTGAAAAATATTTCTACCAAAAAAACCGCTTGTAGTTTGTTTTTCTTGACTAAAGAAAGGTGGTAAAAGATATTGAGTATACACAAAATTGTCTAGACTAACATTTGGGCTAGTTACTGGTCCCCAACCTTGTGCTGAGGAAGGTGAGTCATCACTCCAAGCGCCTTGTAGCCACTTTCCTTTTCTTTTAAACGGTGCGAAAAAAGGATTATTCAGTGCATAACTATAATCAATACCTGGTCCCGGTCTTAACCTTTTAGCTCCAGATTGCTTAGGATAATTACTTTTATCAAGTTCTAATCTATATGGACCTGGAAGTGTAGCTCCAGGAAGCCAAACACCATTTTGACAAAAGAAATCATCTTGTAATGATGACCTTACATGTCTAGCTATATAAGCGTTAAAAAAATCTACTTCAACTATTAAACTCATGTCTATTAATTTTAATTATTGGGCCCCTTTATAAATTATTGTTCTAGTACGATATTCATCTGATGTTATGCTTCCTGCTCCACCATCCGCATCTTTTATTCTAAACCTAGCCTCTATAACTATTGCTGCTCTATTATCACCGCTACTATTATAAGTTGCATTACCAGGCATCATGGAGGGGGCAAATGCAGCTGTTTGGTATGTACAATACTTTAGTTTTGGTTCAGCAGTAGGGTTTTGTATTGTCCAAGAATCAGCACCTTTTAATTTTTCTTTAAATTGAGTATCACCATTTTTCCAGCCTATATCCCACACCCTACCAGTATCTTTTTGAAACTTACAAGTGTTAGCAACAGGGGTTTCTATAAGCTCGTATTTTAAACCTGCCAATCTATTGTTAGGATTGCTTACACTCCCATCACTATTTCTATAATTATTATCACCATCACTAACATCACCTGATGGAACACTACCATTTGTGGTTTGAGCAAACTGAACTAACCAAGGACCAATACCATTCGTGTCTCTAGTGTCGCAAAGATCGTTCCAATCATCTTGTGCCCATACCACACAGTTAAATGAGTTACTTGCTGATTGGGTATTAACCGTGAATTCTGGGTTATTTGGATTTGCACTAGAAGAATCATTTCTCGTAAAAGCATCACTTCCAACAAAGTTTCTTAATGGAGTAACACTAGTTACTCCTCCGCTACAACCGGTTGGTGGCAGATCTGGAGCACGTGGCGTAGAAGGTTTAGGGCGGCAGTGAGTAAGTCTTTTTATAACTGGTTTTTCATTATTAATATAAACTTGTGGTTTTGAAACAGCAACGTCAACGTTAGGATCACTAGTATCAGTTATTCTAAAGTTAACAGTGAAAGGGTTGTTTTCAGCTGCAAAGCTAGTATATGCTAGCTTATTATCTACTACCAATCCAAACTCTGGTGGTTGACCTACTACAGAACTTTTAACTACTTTTAATGCTGTTGGTGCATAGTAAGTATCACCAGCAAAACCAGTCATACTTTCAACGTTTACTTCAAGTGTTTCACTATCCATAGTTGCACCATCTTCATCTACAACTACAAATTGTTGGTTGCTTACTAATTCACCGCTATCTTTAGACTCAGGCCAAGTTACGCTAAAAGGAGATAAACCACCAGCGGTAGCTACACAAGGAGATTGGTTACAGTTATTGTTGTTAGCTATTATTTGTGGCGTTCCTGATGGAGGTGCAAATGGCGCTACGTCGTCTTGTGTTGATTCTAAATTTTCTTCGTAATACCAACAAGTTAAAGCGCCTGCAAATGAAGATTGATATAGCTTACCTGGCGTAGCACCAGAAGGCATGTCACTCCTTAAGAAAATCCAAGTTGCTTGACCTAAACTCTCTATAATTAAAGGATCACAGAAAGTTATTTTAGATGCAAAAACAGCATCTTCTGGTGGACAAGAATCTCTACCTGCTATATCTCCATCATCTACTAAAGGTGATTCGTTATCGTATATTATAGGTATTTCACTTGAAAAACTATATGTTCTACCAGCGTAAGTAAATGCTGGTGATAATGATACTAATGGATTAATACTATAAACAGTAGATTTTTCAGGAAATAAAGCATCATCACAAGTAGTATACTTATAACCTGTAGCTGCTGATGGCGGAACCGCATCTGGGTCTGTTGGTGAAACACCCTGAGAAGGTGGACCACCAGCTATTAAGTTGTTTAAATCTGAAACTAAACCACTAGTAGAGGTTTCCCAAAATATTTCTATTTTAGATTCAACAGGCTTAACCTCAAAACAGGCAAACAAAGAGTTCTTACTTGTTTTGTATGGTTCTATACCTAGAGATTCACCGTCAGCCATACCTAATATTATACACGTAGGATTGTTAGATGCTGACCATATACCTTGAGATGTAGGGTATTCGTTTTGTTCTGTTTGAGCGGCAACTTGCATACCTAAGTCTGTCATCTTACCATACGCCGATATAGAAGCTCCTTTTTGACCTAAATAAAATTGATTAGCATAAGCTCTAGTTTCACCAGCAGATTTATAAGCTCCTACTCTAGGGTATAATATTGAGTTGCTTGTTCCAAATTGCGTTTGAAGAGGTGATACTTCTGTTAAGTCAGCAGGAACCTTATTAACATTATCAGATATTAGACTAGTAACGTTAAAGTTGTTGTAGTTAACTCCGCTACCATAACCACCTGTTACAACTTGAGCCTCTGTATTTATATCAGTTACTTGACCTAAGAATACATTGTAAAAATCTTGTGCTTGCTGCTTAACAACAACCTTGTACGCGTGCCAACCTAAAACATTTCCTTGGCTTTCAAAAGTTAAAACAGCTCCATCTTGGTAATTAGTATTACCTAAACCTTGAACGTAAACTCCATCTTCGTTAGGATCATCTTGTCCTATTTTAACTTGACTTACTATTGATCTCTTTATTCCTTCGTCCTCTGTCAACCCACTAACTATGTCACCAACAGATATGTTACCGTACCTGTCTGAGTCATCAAAACCGTTTAACTGTATATTTCCATCGTTTTCAGTACTGTCAACAATCTTGCTGTAAGTAAGAGGTTTATAAAGACCAGGGTATCCAGGTTCATCTAGTCTCTCTGATGGTATTCCTTTTCTAAATAATACTTTTATAGAATCACCTCTCCACTCTGACACGTTAAACGTATCTTCTTCCGCGTAGGGATGGTAAGTGGTTGACGCATCGAAAATTTCATTTACATCTGCTATGTTTACGCTAACTTGAGATGAAGAAAATTCAGAAAGAATTACGTCAGATTGTCTACCATATCTATCAGATAATACTATTCCAACCTGATAACTTCTGTTCTGCTTAACAGTATGTTGAGGATAAGCTATAGCTGGAAGACTGGTTAGTCTATCAACTTGAGGAAAATCTTCAGCAGGTGTGTCGTAGGTTCCTGGTTTATATTTTTCAGATATTCTAACATTATATCCAATGTCTTTAGGTGGAGTATGCTTGTCTATTATATTACCATATATTATTCTATTACCAGCTATAGACTGACTTTTAGCCCTAACAGGTACTTTATCGAATACTCTTATAGTTTCGCTTTCTGGCAAAACCTTAAATGGTTTTTTAGATTGGTAATTAAAATTAAATACGTTAGTGTCGTTTTGAGAGAAAGAATCTTCATCAATAGATATACTTTCTAAAACGTATATAGCTAGACCACCATCATGATACAATACATCAACTTCTTTTACTTTAAGTTTGTCCTTTAATTCGTTACACTTATACTCAAAAGGTATTTGAATGTTAACATTGTTAACTGAGTTTTCAAAAGATTGTATAACTGTAGAACTTGCTATAGCAATAGATTGATCAGTATCTTCGTATATAATCTCTTCCGGATCATCATCTTTTCCAGGTATTGCTAGTGTTCCCTCTGTCACTATATAGCCATTTTGCTTTGGTATAAAAGCTGGCTGCGTAAAAGGTGATATTAAAGAATATTCACCATCGTCAAACTTAAACCTGTAAGCAAACCTTACAAACTTATTACTTAATAAATCTTGATCACCAGGCCAGTTACCTGTATAGTTAGGATTTTGATAACCTATATACATTGAATCACCAGGTGATATATTAGTATTGTCGTCGGTGCCTATATCTCTATTAACAATAATTTGCATGCTAGTTATTCTACCGTCTGTAGAACTTCTATCAATTACCATACTCTGTATTTCAAGAGGTTTCTCTAAACCAGCTGCTGTTACTTGCATACCAGGTAGTATTTCTTCAGAACTCCAATTTTTTACACTTATGTTATAAAAAGTTTGAGAAGAAAACTCAACTTTAGCGTGTGGTTTTAAAAATTCATCATATTGATTTTGACTAGTAGGAAAGCCAAACTTTATAGATTTTAGATTACCATTGTAGTTAGCTGCGTCAGCGTCATCAAATGGACCTTTAGCTTCTTTAGGATTTTCAGCGTTTGGATCTGTATTTATTCTTATGTAGTAAAGTGTTAAAATATCATTTATAGGTACAACAAACTTTTCAATTATAAAAGCTCTAAACAGTGGTCTGGAAAAAGATTTCGTACTACTAGGTGAATCCTTTCTTTTAAAACCTAAAACTTCCATACCTATTTTTAACTTAGGCCATATACTTAAATCGTTTATATAGTAATAAGTAGAATAGTCAGTATAGCCCTGTAAGCTTCCAGGCCAAGCGTTATCCCACCATTCTATATTTTCTTGATTGTATTGATTTGTTATTTCTATCTCATCTTTTAATATGGGTGTTTTATATGGGTAGTATTTTGCCACGGACAGGTGGTCTTCATTGTAGTAATAATTAGGTTGCTCAATAGCTGTTTTCCAATTTATTTTTCTAGGTTGATTTCTATTATCGGTAAAATAAAGTAGATCTTCTAACATGTCTACACCTAACACTTTATGTGTTTTAGAAAAGTTTAGAAACCTTCCACTAACTAAAACTATTGGTTCATCTCCAATTTTTAAATAAACTATAAAGCAGTTAGCACCTAACGGCGCTGGGTTGCTTAAGTTGTCTTCAGATTCATCAGTGTAGTCTGTTAAAAAGAATATAACAGAGTTTTCAACCTCACTTTTGACGTAGCCTATTATTGATAAGTTTTCTAAATTAGAACCTGGTACTATTTCTTTTTCTAAAGAGTTACCTAGTATATTTTCCAAAGCACCAACGTCATCGCCCTCAGATCTACTTATATTAACGTTTAAAGCATCTCTATATTCACCTGCTGATAGAAGCCTGTCATCTAAGTCTTTGTTCATTTTTGATTGAACAAAGTTATTTTTCATCTGTGGAGCCATATTTAATATTTAATTTGCTTCGACTTTCCTCTAAATACTTGAACTATTTCGTTTAGCTTAATATTCTGCAACCTTATTTTAGCATTTCTTAACTGAGCTGATCTATCTCTTTTAAATCTTTGAACAAGATACTCTGGAATGTTAGCTCTAGTAGACAATATAGAATAAGCTATATGCATGTACATTGCTTGTTCCGCCATTTTAGGTATTTTAACATCGCCATCTTTTGCTAAACCATCTGATATGTATTCTATTAATACAGTTCTTCCAGCTATATTACTAGAAAAACTAAACTTACCTGTTCTTTTATTAATATTAAACCAACCATTTTTTTGAGCATATTGAGGTTCTAAACCATATCTTTGACCATAGTTCATTTTCCACCAGTCGTAATCATATACATAAGTGTTGTCATCTAACCTGTCTCCAGATATATTATCAGGATTATTTCTTTTCCATCTTTGCTCTATTTTAGATTGAGCAGCGAGCAGATTTGATTCCAAGTTGTCTTGAGCAGGAACTCCTTCGTCATCTTGAAGAGGAAGCTCAGTTGGTGAAGTTGTTAAATTGTTAGTAGGATATATAGTTCTTTGAACACCTGACTCATCTATCCAAGAACACCTAACATAATTAACATAATCTTGAGGTATTATAATGGATAAGCTAGGTGGTACTGTCACCTCTTGAGACTTAATACTTTTTAGTGTGTCGTAGCTAAACTCTTGTAAACCTCTTTTCGCGTGCCATATAACGTCACTTCTTTTAACTCTACTTATTAACTTACCATCTCCTACATACGCGAATATAAAATTATTAACAATGTCAACTAAAGGTATATATTCATAACTACCGTAGTTAGATTCTAAAGATGGTTGATTTAACTCGACAACAACTATATCACCAATTTGAAAATCAAATGTAGGATTACCAGTGTCTGTGCGAAACAAAACTGTGTTAGGATAACTAAGTGAAAGTCTTTCAGGTTCTATATTTATAACTTGATCTTCTCTTAACACAGTTACTGAAAAATTAATATTAGAAACACCAAATATAGTGTCTACTAAATTAGTATTAAAAGTGCACTTAAATTTAAGAAATTGTGGTGTAGTATCTTGAACTACGAATTTTTGTTGACCAGAATAATACTGAGCGTTAGTTTCTTTTAGTAGTGCCATTTCTTATGCTTTTTTATTTGCTTCATTAGCTTGGAGTTCTCCAGCAGCAGCTTGAATTATTGTAGGATCTTTAACAACAACTCCAGCGTATTTAAGTATTTCAAGTATAACCTCTGATTGTAGATTATCACTTATTTCAAAATCTTGAGAAGAGCCTCCTATTATTGGGTTGCTACCAGTGTATACTTTATCCCAAACGTATTGACCTAAATCACCTACAGCGTAAGCCCATACAACGTCCTGTGGCTTTCTTACGTAATTAAATGTAACATCACCAGCTTCTGGAGAATACCTTGGAGATCTAGGAAATACTGTTAATTCGTTTTTTTGGTAAGTTGCTATAGGAAAATCTAGTGACGGTTGTAATATTGGAGATAATAATTGTTGATTAAATTCTCTTTTATCTAGTATTTCTATTTCTGGACTAGAATCCACCGCTGTAAAATAAACAGAACCTAATCTATATACACTAGGTTTAGGAGGTGAAGAGCTAGCACCAGGTTCTCTGTAAATAGTAACATTGTTAGTACCACCAACAACAGCTGACGCAATGTTTGTCTCTTCAAATATTTGAATCTCATCGTAAGCTTGATCTATTTTAGAAGCAAACTCTGTTTCTAATTCAGGCATTCTTAAAAACTGAGAGTAGTTGTCAAACATTTTTTCAAACATTTCAAGCTGCACTTGAGTTGCTATTTTGTTGAACTCATCTGGCGTTAAGTATCCTCTTTGCTCTTTGTTCATTATACTTAATACCGTAGTGTATACAGTGTTAACGTTTATCATATTTACGGGTTTAAAAAAAGGCGGCGAATAGCCGCCTTAATTATTATCACTTGTTATTTGAGTTTTTTCTCTATTGACTTAAAAACCTCTATACCTTCGTCTGTTTTTAACCAAGACGACATAGCTGAGTATGGGTTTTCGTCAAAAGGCACGTTCATTAATTTTCTACCATTTGATCCCCATTTAAAAGATCTTTGATCACTAGATAGTTTAATTATACCTCTTTCAGCAGCTACAATACATAAGTTTCTTAACTGTAAATCTTCGTCTTGAGCTAAGTCTATGAATAAAGCTGGGTTTCTTCTAGCAAACAATAGAGCATCTCTTTTAAGTTCTTTAGAACTCATCTTAGATACATTATTTCCTAACTCTGTTCTCATTATAGCTTCCATAAAGTCTACATCCATTTGAACAGCCATGTTCATTGCAACAACTTGAAGTTCTAAGTCCTCTGTTTGAACTTTAGCTACCTCAACAGCATCGTGCTCTTTAAATAATCTATTTTTGTGTGGATGTTTTTCTAAAAACTCTTGTAAATTTCTTTTTTCTTTTGGCACGTATAAAAATCCATCTTCAAAAACTATATGTTTTAAAGTTACCTGTCCTTTTTGTTCATCAACAAAAACTGATTTTTGGTTTGTAGCGTACCTTAATTCTCTTTCATATCCTTTTTCTGGGTCAAACCAAACTAAAGGATACCTTCTAGTATGCTTACTAGACAATGTAAATGTTAGTGGTGATTGGTTATTAAGTAAATAGTAATGTCTATCTTTATAAATCCACTTGTCTTCTTTTAATTCTTTTTCTTTTGATTCCATAATATAATATATAATAATTTAAAAAAGACCCCGCGTTAGCGGGATCTTATAATTGTTATGAAGGTTTATGCTTGTCCTCCGTCTCCGTCTCCGTCTCCGTCACCATCATCTGCAGGGTTTGCAGGGACAGCAGCGTCAACCAAACCTAGTCCATTCACAGCGCCAGCAGCACCTGAAAGAACTTGAGATTGAGCAGCTAAAACAGAAGGGGCATTTTTAATGGCCTTCTCTTTTAACGCGGTTAATTGAGCAGATCTTTCTTTTTTCTGCTCTTCGGATCCTTGCAATCCAGCTATTAGTTGATCTATAGCGTTAAGTGATACAGCTTCTACTTTACAGTAAAATATATCACCATTAGTCATAGTAAACTTCGTAGTGTTTTCAGGATATGTGTCACCAGCTCCTTCAAAACTCTTTACAACGCCGTGCATTGCTGTTCCGTTATCAGCTCTTAATGTTCCCATAATTTCTATATTTTAAAATGTTAATAATTAATTAAGCTCCTTTGAATAACACGAAGTTATTAGCAGCTTGTACAACTAAACATCTTTCAGATAAGAAATTAACTCTCATAGCATCAAGATCAGAAGTGTAAGCACCTCCCACAGATCCAGTGATCCATGATTTGTATCTTCTGTCTTCAGTTTCAGAAGCTCTATATCTTACATGTAAGAAAGGTCTTCTAATGTTTGATCCTAACATTTGATCGTAAACTGTTGTAGTACCAGCTGGAACCATAACACCATCAATAGCGTTAGACATTCCTCTAGTAGTAGCATCGTTTAAATATTTCCAGTCAGTTTTGTAGAAGTCATAAGAACCTCTTCTGAAACCAGAAAAACCAAAGTTAAGTGCCATTTCAGCTTCATTGTCAAAAAGACCGTAAGAAGCAGCAGCAACACCAGCATATCCTCCGCCAGCCATTGCAGCAATCATGTCGTCAAAATCAAGAGCAGTAGATCTTGATAAGAATAACATGTTTTCTTCAATTGCACCTTGAGTATCTAATTGCTTAAGTATCTCATCAAAATCAGCTAGAGCGCCGTTACCTGGAGCAGCAGCACCAGAGAATCCAGAGTATATGTTACCTCTTTGCTCTATAGCAGAGAATAAACCTTCAGTTCCCTGAATGTTAACATTAGCACCCTCTGCAACACCATATTTGATTTTAATTTCGTTAGAAGCTTTAACACCTTCAACCATTGACATTTCTAAGTAATCATCGAAACGTAATCTTGTTTCAGACTCAGACTTTAAATACCATAAGTATCCTGATGTACCGTCTTCAGTAGCAACTTCAACCCAACCAATTTGAGCAGTATCAGAACCGTTAATCTCAAAATTGTCTTTAAGAATAATAGGTCTGTTTGAAAACTGTGTAAATTGTGGCTCTATAGATCCAGACATTCCAGTTGAACCTTTAGCAAATTCAGAACCGTAAACAAATAAATCAATATCCTGACCTGATAACGTATCAATTTTACCAGCGTATATAGATACAACAATTTCAGCGTTGGTTTCACCTTCAACAGCTGTTACTACAGCTTTTCTAGTTACTAATCCAGTAGCAGAATCACTTATTAAAATTGTTTGACCAACTCTAATAGCTCCACTTGGATCATTACCTAATGTTAGGTCGATCGTACCTGAAGTTTCGTCTCCTTCTGTTCCTTCTTTGAAAGAGCAGTTTTTGTAAGCAACGTGTAGTCTATTCTGCTCAGACCAAATAACCTGATCAGATGTCATTGGCATTTCAGCGCCAACCATTCTTAAGAATCCAGATAACGTTCTGTTACCGAATCTTTCTACTTCCGCTTCATACAGTTCTGGTAAGTACTGTTGTGCAAAAGTACCTCCACCGTCAGCACTATTAAAATCTAAATAATTAGAATTTAAAGTCATTTTCTTTGGTTGAGGTTGTATACCTGGAGCATTAGACACTAATTTAGCATCTGTCATAACTCCTGTTGGTTTAACTTCACTCATTTTTTATAGTTTTAAGTTTATTTTTTTCTTGTTTTTATTTTCAACTTAGAACTGTCAACACCTGAAATAGCACGAACTTTAAAACCATTTATTGTTAATGACTCGTTGTTTTGAGGTCTAGATGCAGCCTCAATGTTTTTCGATTTATTAACAATCTCTTTAGTCGCGTCGGTTTTACCCTGCTCATAAAAATGTTTTGCAATTTCGTCCATATTTCTAGCAGCATACATAGCTTTGTGGTAGTTTTTGTGATCTACTTCTTCTTCACCCGATAGAAACCTTCCTACGAGACCTTGAAGTTTTGATTGTTCTTCTACAACTCTATCAACGTTTTTGACATTATACCTAAACTTTTTATCACCAAGGTTAAACTCAAAACCTTTGAAATCCTTAGCAAAGTAGTTTTTAGTTTCGTCTTCAAACGATTGTAATTTCTGCTTTCTTATATCTTGTTCTTTGTTGTATCTATTGAAAAAGTCTAAAGCTTTTTGTTGATCTTCGCTAATAGAGGGTTTCAACTTGATCTCCTCATAATATTTAGCTTTTGTCTCTTCTAAAAAACCTTTGGCTTTGGCAATTTCTTCTTTAAAAGCGAGTTTCTTTTTCTTTATATCTCGCTCTTCATCAACCTCCTCGTCATACGAAAATTTATCTTCCATAATAAAAGATATTTCGTCACTATCTAAGTGAGGTTTAGTATTTTTATAATATTCTCTTAATAAAGTTTTTTCATCAACGTTAGAATAATCTATATTTAATCTAACATAATCTTGTATTGTACCACCTGTATCTGACATGAAGTCAGCTAGCTTTTTTAAACTAGATGGTAATTCATATACAGTCTCTTTTATTTCTTTAGCTTCTTCGGTAGGTTTTTCTTCTTCGTGTGTTGATCCCACTTCTTGCAGTTCCACGACTTGTTCTTCCTTCTCCTCATTAGACTGTAACACAGTTTCCTCTGGTTTTGACTCTTGAACGGCATCTTCTTCTTTATTTAATTCAACAACCTCTTCTTTATCTTCTTTATTTGACAAGTCAACCTTCGTTGTGTTATCAACTTGTTTAGCTAGGTTTTTAACTTTCTTTTTAACTTTAAATTCACCTTGCGTCAACTCACCATCTGGAGTTTCTTTTATTTCTTCTGACATAATATAATATAATAGTTAATAATTACTGTGATAATAAATCACTGTATTTTGCATTGAAATCTATAGGTGGTCCATCTGTTTGTCTCTGATTTATCATCTCACTTTGTTGGCTACCTTCTAGTTTAATTCTTTCGTCTTTTCTTTGTTCGATCATTTTTTCTTTTTGATCAACCTGTTGCATATCCATTTCTTTTAACTGCTTGTCAAAACCATATTTTATTTGCATTAAGTTTTGGTCAATCTGAGCTTGAGCTTGCATTTCGTTTATTTTAAACTGAGACTTACCTTGCTCTATTTGCAGTGTTGTTTCAGCTAAAGCTGTCTGCTTGTTCATTTCAGCTAAAGCAGCTCTCTCAGCAGCTTGTGCGTTTGCATCAGCTTGTACCCTCATATTCTCCTGAGCTCTAGCTTGATCTTCAGCAGCTTTCTTTTTTCGTTTAAATTTAAGAACTTGATTCGCTAATTTAAGATTTTTTATTTCTCTTATTTCTATAGCATCTTCTAAATTTATACTTTGAGTTTGTAAAGATACTTGAATACTATTTTCTAATTGTGCTTTTTCCTCTTCATCTGGCATCAGCTCTAAATATATACCAAATTCAAAAAGATTTAATTGATACATATCTTCTAAAGTTCCAGTATTGAAAGTGCTTATGCTTGATCTTAAAGCTTGTCTAGTTAATGGGTATTCTAAAGCATCGTTAACTCTAAGAGATATATTCTCACAAGTTTTAGCTGATAAGTATAAACTAGCTTGTACTATATGTTTAGTAGCTGTGTTTGAATTTGCGGCAGCTAATTTTTGTAAACCTACTAGTGAATCTTTATTAGGAACACTACCATCTCTAGCTTCATTTAAACCAGTAACATCTCTCATCATTTGTAAATAGTACTGATAAGCTTGTATTAAAGCACCCATCTTACCAGCTCCACTATTAGTGTTCAACTCTTGTATAGGAACTTTCCCTGGGTTAGCTCCACCATCTTGAGTCATTGATCTACCAACTATACTACCAGTTTGAAAATACATATTTAAAGCTTCCTGTGGATTGTAAGTAGTTCCATTACCAAGATCAACCTCAGCCAAACCGTCAACATCTAGGAAAACACCATCTGGTACTGTTCTTGCTAGAACTTGTTGAAGTTTTAAATGAGTTAACTGTATCATATCGGCAAAACCAGTCATTCTACCTACTAAAGATTCTATTCTACCTTTGTACATTTTAGGTGCACAAATATTATAACTCATGTTTACTTTAACAAGGTTTGACATTGGTCTTGTCATGTTTTTAGACATACCCCATTTAAGCATAGTGTCGTGGCCAAGTATTTTAGCGCCGCTATATAATACTTCTATAGACCTAGATATTCTATCAAAGTTATCGTTTTTAGGTGGATTAAATGTGTCTGGCTTTTCTAATGTTTTTTCTAGACCGGTGGGAGTTTCTTTAATTTTAAATACTTGGTTACTGTATGTTTTGTATTCAAAATATAAAACAGCTATATTGTTACCATCTCTTCTACCGTTGTATTGATAGTTATAACTTTCTAGCCCAGGATATTTTTCTATTTTTAAAAGTTCTTCGTCTGTTAGATGCGGAAACTCTTTCTTAAGTTCAGACAAGCTTATGTATTTAACTTCACCTACATACCATATATCTTGAAAGTTTGGATCGTTAGTATAAGAATAAACTAAATTAGCTGGATCCACGTAATCAACTTTTATTCCCTCTGACAAGTTAAAACTAGTCTTAACAGCGCCAATACCTAAAACAACTAAGTCCTCTGATATTCTTCTTCTAGTTAAATCATATTTATTAAAAGCTAATGTGTTAGTTATAGCTTCTTCTTCAGCTATTTCTATAGATTGCTTATAATTTAATTGCATGTGAACATCTAATTCCTCTTTATTTTGAGGTAACTCTTCTGGATTAGCAGTAGAGTACATGTTCATTCCTGTTACTGATTGTATTTTATCTATAAGTTTTTTACCTTGTATATCTCTAAGTAAAGCATCTGCATAGGCAGTTCTTGCTTTCATAGATTCTGGGTCTTGAGCGTAAGCCTTGACATCATACAGCTTTCCGTCCATACCATTTACAACAATATCAACAAATTTAGGTATAATAGGAACAGGTTTCCAATCTAAGTTTAAATAACTTAAATCTCCATTTATTGCTAATTCATCTTTGTATTTCTGAACAGACTGTTCGCCTCTAGCGTATAGTCTAAGGTTTCTAAAATTATTAAAGTTAGTATCATACCTACCGCCAGTCATGGATCTGGTACCACCAAACCAATCACCTTCGATAGCTCTAGCAACTTTCCTACCGTAGTCTAAACTTGCTTTTACCTCGTCAGATACAACCTGATCTGGAAAAGAGCTACCATTATAAGTTTTTATTTGCATTTATTTTATTATTTGTGATAAACTACCTTTGTTATTATACTTTTTAATACCTAAGTTTATTTTTTTCATACCTCTATCGGCAACTGGTTTGTATCTATTTTTGTTACAAGCCATAATGGCTAAACCAGAACTTATGGTGGCATCATGCTTTGTTCTATTGTTTATATTGAATGTTGCCCAATCTTCCAAAGTTTTTTGAAAATACATATCTCCATAACCTTGGTCTAAATTTCCAACATAAGTTTCTATATAACTTTCAATAGCTGCTGCATGCGCTTGTTTAATATCTTCACTTGAGTTTGGTATTCCACCTATTTCTTTTTCAGTTGTGGATAACTTATTCCAAACTTTGTCAGGTCTATTCATACTGAAACCTCTATAACCTCTTCTTTTTAAATAATACAAAAATCTAGGTTTATTGTTTTCAGCAAGTATTGGCATACCATAAAAATGTAAAGCCATTAGTATCTCTTCAAAAAATATTTCAGCCGTTTGAGGTCTAGCTATATATTCTAAAAAAAAGTGATTAGGCGGCGCGTCTTCCATTGAGAACTTAGTTAATCCATGAAGTGATCCATTAGAGCCTTTACCATCGACAGTGCCAGAAATATCGTAACTATCGAGACCAAATGCTCCAATGTGTTCATTTCCAGGATACTTAATTCCATTTTTTATTATTATATTGTTTTGCAAGTTCAAAGGCGGAACCCATGAAACTATAAATCTACCATTTTCATTAGGCATGAATATAACCTTAGAATCTTTAATACCCTGAGTCCACATAAAACTACCTCTAGTTATAGACTTTATATTGTTAAACTCATCGTTATAATCTATTTGTTGATATATCTTTGTTAAATTAAATAAACTATCTTTTGTTTCGTCTCTAAAAGCATGAGCTTCAGTTCTTGGAAACTGTCTATAATATTCATTTAAACTATCACTATCATTTTTTAATCCTTCGACTTCGTTTTCCCAGTGTTCGATAACTCCAATTTCAATTGGTAAACCATCTCTTCCAATTTTTTTATCTTCGCTTGAAGTGAATACAGGTAATCCAAAAGTATCCATGAATCCTTCGTAATTCCATTCCATAGGTATGAAGAAAGAATAGAGTCCGCTAGACGTTTGTCCGTTTCTATTTCTTTTTGTAACGTCTGAACTGTAGTAAAGTTTTTTGAAATTGTTTCCACCTTTATCTAACGCGTTTGAA